TTGAGCTGGCATACCTAACATAAGATTACTGTTCTCTAAACCAGCATCAACTGGTTGTGGTGTCATGTCAGGTGGTGGAGGTATAAGTGATTCGACATTATCTACTCCTAAAGCTGCGTACATTCTTTTGTATGCTTCATACATGCCTTGCTGACCATGTATTTCAGGATTGGATTGAACCATCATCAATAATTCTTGTGCTAGTGTAACTCTCTGACTTTGTGAAAATATGTTTGGGTCTGATACTGGCACGATGTCAATACGACCATCAAAGTCTTGTTGTTTAATTTCATTAGGAGCTGTGCCAGCTTGGAAAGGGTAAGATGGTGGCAGATACTCTGCAAACACTTTAGCTAAGAGTTCAAACTCTATTTTCTGTGCATAGTGCAATCTTTTGTGGATAGCACTCATGACTTTAGTGCCTCTTTCTAAAAGAGCTACAGTAGTACCAACAGGCATAGCTTGATTGCTGTCACCTACATTCATGTCAGCAATAGCTGCGAATCTTTTACCAGAATCGACCAATAAACCAAGTAATTGCATCAATACATTGCTTGGTTCTTTTATTGGCAAAGGTATAAGGTTCTCTCTTAGAGAGCCACCAGTTGTGTCTATGTCTCTAAATTCACCGGGTTGTAAAGGCTCATCTTCATCTCTTATTCTCATGCCTCTTGCTTTAAAACCAGCTGGTAAGTTAGCTAACGTACCAGCATCTATAAGTTGTCTCAGTATAGAGGTAGAAGCTTTAGATAAACCACCAATCATGTGTGATAGACCTAAGCCATAGAAACCTAATCCCGGTAAAAACTTATATTGCACAAAATAATTAATTTTGTTCTTGAGTGGGTCTTGTTCTAAATAGTTTCTTCTAATAGCTAGAACAGTCTCTGAGTTTTCATCTATGGTGATGATATAAGGCAGTTTAAGACCTGTAGGTTCACCATTTGCATCCAAATCTTCAAAGCCTTCTATGTCTAAAACAGTGTGTATTTCGTATATGGTTCTATTTCTATCTTCTTTGTAGCTTGGAGAAACGCCCTGTATTTCGTCTATAGCACCTTCTATGTCGGATGCGTCTTCACCATAGTCAGTCTCAGGTATATCTACATTTGCATAAAAACCTGTTATTTGTTGTTTCTTGACTTCATTTAAAGACATACTAATAGCATGTGTAATTCTTTCAGCTGAAGACATGTCAGAGGCTTCGTAAGGCACGATTAAATCTTCTGGTGGTATAAACTTAGATACAGCTTTGTTTGTAACAAAGTCAAAATAAACTTTCTTAAATGCAGAACCAGCTAGTGGTAAATAAAACAGTAACATGTCTAGCTCAGGGTCATACTCTTTCATTACGTTCATGATGTAATAATTCATGAAGGCTTGTACTCTTTCAGCCTGACTTTCTGTTTCTATAGTTCTAGCACCAACGATTTCTGTTTTTACAGGACCTTTGGCTGGCAACATCTCTTTATAACTCTGGGCTTGGAACTGAGTGACTGCTTCTGCTAATAAAGGATGAACCACACCAGAACTACCTTCAAATGGCTGTGACCTAGTTTCATCAAACTTCATGCCAAGATACTCAAGACCTTCTTTGTAAGTTTTTTCCCACTCACTTCTGGATTGTTTGTCACTTTGTATAGAGCTCATTAAATCAGAAGCTATTTTTTGTAAAATATTCTCATCTATAAATTCTACTAAGTTAGAATTAAAATCCATTTGAGGCATTGGTTGTTCTAGCAACTCATCGCCTACCAACACTTCATCTTCACTAACGAGTATTTGAGCTGCGTCTGAGATTAATTCTTGTCTTGTTGGTTCTTGCTCTACTACAACAGCAGACCCTTGTTCCATAATATCTGGATTGTCTTCTGTTCCTAATTGTTTATCTACTGCCATAATCTTTAGTGTAGCACTCTAGGTCTTATCTCGTCACCTAAAGAAACTAATTCTGTCAACTCACCTTCTAGTATTAATCCTTGTAATTCTGCGATCAACTCTGCTTCCTCCCAAGTTTCTGCATGTATATCAGGTCCTTCATACTCTTTTAAGTCGTGCACGAATTTGGTTAAAAATATTTTCATTAATAATACACTGTTCTGTTTTTAGATAAAAACTTTGCTTCATCTTGATAATCTTCTTTCAAAGATAAAAAACCACCTTGTCTAAATCTCATCAAAGCCATAGTTGTACTATCACAATAGTCATCATTATCGCCAAATGGAAATGATGCTAGTTCTTCTCTCACTTCGTCTGCAAAGTCTTCATCAGGAGCCCAAACCATACCAGATTCAAATATAGGAGCAACACTGTTCATTCTTGCTATCTTGTCTTGTCCTCTACTGGGTGAATAAGATGTAACAGGTATGCCCATACGTCTTAGCTCTTGTGTCAATGGCGTTCCAGATGCTTTAGCCTCAATCAACACACAATCTGGTTCCCAATACTTGTATTCATCAAAAGCTATTCTTTTAAGCTCAGGAAAATCTACCCTGTACCTTTTGGCATCTAACAGTATTATTTGGTCAACTTCATCACGATCTTGAAATATAGCCCATGTAGTAATAGCAGAATAGTCAGCAGTTTCTTTCTTAGAGAAAGCAGTATCGTAGCTTTGTATGACATAGCTGTAATCAGGCACGTCTTCACCTTGCCATTGTTGCCACCACTCTCTTTTTACGATAGAACCTTCTTCAGAAGTTGGGTTTTGCATCCACTGTGCGTTCCATTTAGATACTGGCAATGAAGCTTTGACTGATAACAATTCTTCTTTCTTCCAATATTCACCCCACAAAGGATTTTCAGTTTCTGGCAATATTGCTGGAAACTCGACAACTTCCCATTGGTCAGCATTGTCATCACCTTGTTTCTTCAAAACTTTACCAACCAAGTCTTTGGTGCTCCAACGAGTCATAACTATGACTATAGTGCCACCGGGTTGTAGTCTTTGCCTAGGTCCTGATGTGTACCATTCATAAGCAGACTCTAATGACTTAGGCGAAAGGGCATCTTGCTCTGAATGTGGGTCGTCAATAATAAGTAAATCAGCACCACGACCTGTAATCGCACCACCTACACCAGCATAGAACGATTCACCATCTTGGTTTGTTGTCCATCTACCAGCAGATTTGTTATCTGCCTGAAGTTTTAGATTAGGAAAGATAACTCTAAAATCTTCACTATCGATGAGGTTTCTTACCTTTCTACCAAATCGCACAGCTAATTCAGCTGTGTGAGTACACTGTATTATCTTTAAAGTACCATTCAGACCCATCATCCATGCTGGAAAGAATGTTGATGCGAATTCTGATTTGGAGTGTCTTGGTGGTAAGCACACAATTAGACGTTTTAGTTTGCCTTGTGCAATTCTATTGAATTTATCTGCAATTATTCTGTGGTGTCTGCCTTCTATAAAAGTGTCACCCCACATATGTTTTACAAAACCCATGAAGTCGTTTTGACAAGAATCTTGCTTGTCTAATTGTTCGTAACGACTAAGTAAAGCTAGTGCTTCTGCTTTGTCTTGTTCAGAAAGAATATCAAAATCTTTTAATGATATGTCGCTCATAACTTAGTCAGGTTGAGTAACTAGGTAGTGACATAGTAGCTACCCAACCCTAAACACAATGTGTCTAGGGGCAGTATAGTGCATTTGTCTGACATGCTAAACCTCACTCCACTCTTTACCTTGAAATAGTAGAGCTTCAGCTTCACGTCTACGTATCAAACCAGTCAATACTTCCCCATTTGCTTTGTTCCATCGTTTGATTTGTTGTGGCACTTCTTCGTATTTGCCTTCGTTCAAGACCTTGAGCAGTTCAGAACTGCCTAAGTTTGAGGGTCCTAAGTTATACACCCATGCACAAAGAGCGTCATATTGACTTTGGTTAAGCTCTACCTCAACCATGTCATCTATGTAACTTTCAAACTCAATCATTTCTTCTTGCAGTAAATAGTTAGCTTCATCTTTGTTAATTTTGTCACCTTCTTTGACATCTTTGGTATGTCCATAACCTATAGTCCATACACCAGCTGGACACTTGTAAGCCTCTAGCTCACAACCTTCAAACTTTTTGATTAACGCTAATCCTTCTTGTGATATTTGCATGTTACTCTCCCCATGTTCCATCTTCCAAAACTTTTCCTGTTTTGGTTCCACCCCAGTATTCAACTGCGTGTTTTTCTTTAATAAGTTTTTGGCAAATATCTTCTCCATCAGCTGTGTAAGGTATGCCAAGAATCCTTCCATATTTTCCCTTCCCAAGAGATTTAATTCTAAATGTGCCTTCGCAAAGTTCTTTGAGTCTTTCTTTAGCTTTAAGACCTAAAGCCTTTTCTGTCAAATTTCTAGTGCGGCTCTCTGGTGTATCTATTCCAGCCAAACGAACTCTTTGTTTGTGTAATTTTACATTAAAACCAAGGTCAAGAACGCAATCAAAAGTATCGCCATCTACTATACGATCTAATGTAGCTCTATACACAAATTCATCTGGTGTCTTACTCATCTTTTTCCTGTGGTTTGTCTAATTCTCTATAATATTTGATTATTGAAAGTATGTCCTTAGTGTATCGAGTTATTTCAGCCATATCCATGCTAAGGTTTTCGTATTCTCTGCTAGACAATGAATAAAAAGCTCTAGGAGGTGCATTGCCAGACTCAAGATTATCTAAGTATTCTTGCATAGTAGTTGGTGTCATAACTTCCCAATCTACATTGGTTAAGCTCATAGGATATGGTAGAGGTGGATGATATATAGGTGGTCTTTCAGCTATAGTCTTAACTTGCACAGGTTTGACCTGTGGCAACATAGAACAACTGGCAGAGATTACTGCAAGACTAACTATCAGTAGATTCTTCATCAAATTGATTTGGGTTGCTTAGTTTCTCAAGCTCAAGCATTACTCTTTCTGAGCCTCTATTTATTCTACGTTGTAAGTCTTCTGGATTTGCTAATGCTGATTCATCTAGGTCTAAGTTTGCAAATGTTTTTCTAAGTTTGTTTACGTTTGCAAGAGCTTTTCTATTTTCGTCTGCAAGAGTATTCATTTTTTGTTGTTGTTGTTTTGCTTGCTTTAGATGGTTTTCTATAGCCTCGTTTTGTTCTTTTATTTTAGTCTCCAAGACTACTTGGTTGCCTTTTAACGTGCTGATTTGGTCTGCTTGATAGTCTATGTACCATGCTGAACTGGCAACAGTTACAACTAACAAGCCCCCCAGTATTAATGATAATTTCATGCCCATGTATATACTTTTAACGCCTCAGCTTTTCCTTTAACTGTTAAATCTGGTAGTGACTTTAACACATATTTACACTTTTGTGCTGTTTCGTGCCCTATGAGGGTACTTACACCAGCCTCCTTGGTTCCTGATTCAAGACGAGCTGCTACGTTACATGGGTCACCAATCAAACTAAAGGCAAATCTATCTGTAGCTCCAAAATTTCCAGCAATACAAATTCCGCTGTTAACACCAATACCAATGGCTATTTCTGGTATACCTTCTTCTACAAAACGCTGGTTCAATTCGACAATGTTTTTCTCTATTTGTTTCGCTGCGTCACATGCTAATTGATGATGGTCTTCTTGTGGAATGATTGTGTTGAAATGAAACATTCCAGCATCGCCTATGAACTTGTCTGTAACGCCTGAAAATTGATTTACAGCCTGTACTTGTACATCTAAGACAGAGTTCATGATATAAGTGACCATTTCTGGCTCTACAGACTCAGAAAGGCTCGTAAAACCCCTTAAATCTGTGAAAATTATGGAGCAATCGACCCTAGCACCATTAATTTGACATAATTCTGGGTTTTTTTGCAGTTTTTTGACCATTCTAGGGTCTAAATACTTACCAAATTGCTGTTTTATCAACTGTCTTGCCTTGTATTGCTCTCTAAAACGCACATAAAAGGCTGTAGAACCAGTAATAAACTGTGAAATGAGTGTCCAAGTGACATCAATCAACATTCCTGACTGTATTAAATAATATCCTGTATAACCTGTAGATAACATCACAATAACGCCTAACGATATACCTAAAGTTATGCCTGAAACACTTAAAATTACCCAAATGAGTATTATTGATAACAATAAGGTCATAAATTCGACTGCAAACGACCAATCAGGCACATAGGGGCTGTTTTCTATCAGTATTGACTCAGCTAAAGCTGTTTGTATTTTGTGTGGCTCTAACAAGCCTACAGGAGTTGCCAGCTGTGGCATGATGCCTTTAGCTGTGTAACCAACAAACACAAACTTGCCTTCTACATTCATTTCTTCTAAATCTGTTTGTGCTGTATCTACCCAACTAATCCACTTACGACCAAGAGAGTCTACAGAAACAGGAGGTAGACCTTTTACTCTAACTTGCTCAATCACCAGCCAAAATCTTCAACACTTCAGTGGAATAAGCTGGAACCCAGCCATTTGGTGTTTTCAATAATAATGGTAACCTACGAACCAAAGAATCAACTTCTGCTCTAGCCACTGCTATGCCTTGGTTGGCACTTTCTGCCAGTATAGGTATATTCTGAACTACACCCTTAGCTTCAATACCTCCTTTGTCATCACCCAGAATGACTGTGCCTGTTGTGGGTGGGTAATCACCATTGTCATTTTCAAACATGGCTAGAACACTTGGAGATAGTTTTAAGGCTTTAGCAAAAGCTTCATCTCCACCAAAACGATCTGGTTGAGGGTAGGCGACTGTCCAACCAACACCTATTGCTCCTCTATCTATAATCTCTTTGTGTATTTCAGCAAGCCTTTGTCTTGGTAAAGGATAGCCACCTTCGTTAGTTATATCATTTTCAGTGATATTAAGTACAGTAAAATAACCACTTTCTTGTTGTTTTGGTAAGAAAGCATCAAAAGTTTTAAGTTTTAAGACCTCCAATGGATTAGTTTGATAGACAAAAGGTAATATCAATATAAGTATGAGTGATAGTGGTATAAGTTTTTTCATCCAGAGCCTTGCTTAATTTTTATTGTCGTTGAAGAACCACCATTGATTTTAACTGTGTTAGACACACCATCTTGTATCAATATTATCGTATAGCTATCAGAACCATCTAAGTTTAGTTTAACACTTTGGCTGACTGTTCTGGTCAGACTAATATTTTGACCTGTGACTATAGTAGTTATCTGTGTATCTTTGTCTTGACCTATATTAGTTCCTACTATGCGAATACCTACACCACCTTGTTTTAATTGGTCTTCTTCTTTTGATATAGCTAGTGCATCAATCACATTGAGTAAATCTTCAAGAAAATTTACATCCAAATAGTTTATATCTAATTCTGTAAACTCAAGGTCAGCTTCAGCATCCAAAAAATCTTCATTAAGATAGTCTATGTCTAAGTCATCAAACTCTAAATAATCTACTGTCGTTCTGGATTGTGTTTCTTCTGTTTGTTGTTGTGTTTCTTCTGGTGGATTAACAATCAACATATTGTCAATCAAGTCTAGTGATATATCTAAAGTCACTGGTTTTGTTGGATTGTTTTCGTAAACAGATACTGTAGTTGCCTGATATGGCTTGTTAAGTGTGACACTGCCCATAGCTGTAGCTACTACTATTTCACCACTAGATATGCCATTTTCATCTGGCAGCAGAATAACCAATGACCTTCCGAGCTCATCTACTGTACAAGTAAAATCTGTGCCCCTAATAGCTATGTCAGCAGTAGGAGTCTTAATAGATATATTGCTTTTATTATTGAACTTGCCTGTAATAAATCGTGCTGTGCCACTTGCAAATTTCAAAGCCATTTTTGACTTTGAGGGGTCAGGGTCATAGATATATTCATCTATAACCAGTTTAGAATGTTCAGTAAGCTTGACTGTAGAGTCGTCTTCAAAAGTTATGGCTACTCTGCCAGCTTCTGTGCGTACATCATCCATTTGTTGGATGTTGAACTTTAGTTCAGCACCATAAGGTTTATCTCTTAGAACTTGTGCATTACCTCTAACTTCTGAGATAGAGCCTATATCAACAGACGAATGAAGTTGTTGCGTCTGACTGAGTAACGCAAACAGTGCCATTAGAGCCAACAGATGTAATTTTAAGCCAATCATTGTCTGACGTAGACTCCTGATCTATATTAAATGTTCTTGAACCACCTGTATGATCTAGATAGAAGTAACCACCAGCATATCCATCTCCATCGTATGTCACTGTGTTGTCTGAACCATCTATATCCATGTAGTTAGTAGCACCATCTACATCTATGGATGCTGTGATACTGTTACCACCACCTTGTATAATCCAATCTAAATCCAAATTAGCTGCTAGTGCAGTCATTGCGTGATTGAGGGTCATTGTGTTGGTATTGCCTGTGACTTGTACGTTTACGTTAGAACCATCTGCTCCAGTAGCGTTTGTCTCGTCTGTAGACATATTAAAAGTATTGCTGTCACCTATAAACGAGAAGTACCCTGTATAAGTATCTGCCCATATATCGCCTAAGAATTTATTTGTTGAGCCCTTTTGCAATATATCTAAGGTCATGGTTGCACCATCTAAATCCAATGGTGTCATATTAGAAGCTCCAGCTGTAGCATCTGAACCACCAATAATGTTGCCACTACCACCAACTTGTTCTATATCCAAGTTAGATGTAGCACCTGATTGATCTATAAATATTTCGTTATCAGCCCCTAATAGTAGCGATACATTCGTCATCGCAACTAGGCTCATCAATATCAGTCTTTTTATCTTTTTGCCAATAGCCTTCTTCATAGCCCTCCTCTATTGTGCGTAATACACTTGTCTCTACTGCCATCTGTAAAGCAATATTTATAGACTCATTCTCTACTATACCACTTTCTATTTCAACTAGCTCAGTATTGTTTGCATAAAATCTGAACACATCTGAAGATACAGCAGCACTCAATATTGTTTTGGTAACTAAAACCTCAATCAAAATCTTACCTGTCAAAACAGATACAGTTCTTAAAGATATTGTAACCGAATCTTGTCTATACTCTTTTGTCGCACCTATACCCAACCATCTAGCTCCGCTCCCCCCAGATTTTACGTTGCTTTCATACGTTACAACTGAACCTTCCATTAACAAACCAGCAAACATTAAAGGTTTGACCTTTTGTTTTTCATCAAAACTTTCTCTTGTGGTGCGTATAATTTGTCGTTCTTTTGTTAAATTATCTAGCCCTGTTCGTTCTACTACTTCAAACACACCAGAGTGTTTTAGTGCTCTTATGAGGTAAGCATCAGGAGCTTGTGTGATAGCTGTGCTAAAACTTGCATACTGACTGTTACTTCTTCGTTGTCCAGTCTTGTCACTAAAAGAACTAGGATATACAGCTACTATGGGTTTTCGTATAGGTGAAGGTACTTCTGCTAGTTTGGTCAATAAGGAACCAACTTCTGCTGATTCAATACTTCTTATGGGTGGTATTCCATTGTCTAATGGGTCTACAATCAAAGCACAACTAGAAAGTGAAAGAACCGAGAGGTACAGTAATTTCTGTTGTATTGCCTTCTTCATCTGTAATTATTAATGTTACCTTGTCGTCTTCTACTCTATATTCTATGGTGTTTCCTTCTAATTCTAAAGTGCCAAACTCAGAAGCAGTCTCACCAAATAAGCTATCAACCAACTGTCTTGACAGCTGGGCATAGATGCGTGATTCAAGATTTCGTATGAACCGGGCTAAAGTAGTGTTTTCTGCTTCTCTCTCTAGGTCTTCTGTGTATGCTCTAAGTTCTTCTCGTATTGCTTCTTTTCTGTTGAACTCTTGATTTTCTATAGTCAGATAGTGACTGGATGTTCCTACACCTGAAAAGCTAGGATTCTTAAAATTATGTGTCATTTCATCAGCTTGCACATTTATGACGACAAACATAACGATTATCATAGAAGCTATGAGTAACATTTCGTCAGGTCTTTTTCGATTTTTCATCTTGTTCCTTTACCTCAATAACTGTATTCACTTTTTGCTGAAGACGAATCATGTCTTGGTCGAGTAGCCTGAGCTGATCTGTCAAACGTATGATTGTGCCTTTCATTTCTTGTACAGCTGGGTCAATCTTATTGGTAATCGTTTGCCACACAAAGTAAACAAAATAGCCTAATCCAACTACCATCACTACTGGAAAACCAAAATCAGCTATTATCTGTACTATGTCCATTAATCCCTTCTGGCATCTATTTTGCCATCCTCTACAAAGTTTTCAGCTCTAGCTATCCTGTCCAAGTCTGGTGGCAGATTAAGAGCACTAGATACACTTGTGTCTATGCGAATCATATCATTATTCATAATAGAAGCTCTAGTGATGAGCATTTTGGTAATTCCTTGTACAGTTTGTATTTCACCAATCAAACCATCCATTAGCTGTTTCATAACCAAAAATATAAAGTAAGCCATAATTAAAGCACCAGCTATCGGTAGACCTAATTCAGCGATCAGATTGAACGCTTCCAAGATTAATCCTCGCCTTTAAACTTTTTACTTTGTCCTGATGTGCCAGCGTAGATACCAAAAACAGCTGCCATTGCACCTACAACAACAGACACTAAAGCTGATTGTTCTAGGTTGGGTTCAGGTATGGTCATAAACCAAGTAACTACTTTGTACAGTAGTAAGATGTAGACGCTGACAAACGCTCTAGGGAAAATTCGCCAAGCGTCTACTGTTTTAGCTAGATGTACCCATTTCTGAAATGGATTCACTGATAAATAGTTGGGTGAAACGTCAATATCAAGCTCTAGCTTTTTCTTTATAGTTGGTTCGTTTAGTAGTTCCTCTTCCATCTATAAAAACTTTGTAAGAACAATAGCTCCTACCATAAATGGGTAAACACCCCAGAGCATATTTTCTAATTTCTTAAATTTTTCAGAGCCTTCATCAAGACGTTTTTCTATGTTTTGATAACGTATAGCACACTCTTTTTCGTGTGAACTAATTTGATGAAGTGCGTCTTTTGCGGTTGCCATTATTTCTTCTTGCGTTTACCTTTCTTCTTTACTTCAACTGTAGTGTAAGCCTCATTTACGTCTGGTGTAGACTTATCATCAGCAACAAAATGACCTTTTTCTGTTCTAGCTCTGACAGTTTTACTTTCAACGCCCCTGACGTTTTGCCACATTTTTTTTAACCAGTTCATTTTTGTTTCGCCTTACCAATGTTTAAAGCAAGAATGTCTAAGAACTTATATAGCTTACCGATCCACACGTCATCCTTCGGTGTTGGTGTAGATGCTGCTATAAAACTAGCAACTGTTACTATTATTGTAATCCAAGATAATGCGTTAACTATCATTTCCATTACTTTTCTCCTATCCTCTTAGTAATTGATTCTACTTGGGCTTCTTCTTGAGAAACTTCTGCTAAACTCTTAATCTGTTCCATAGTTTGTTTGCGTAACATAGCTATAGATTCTATTTCAGCACCTTTCCAAGCACCTCTTTCTGTTGCTGCGTCTAATATTTGAAGCACGTTTACAAAATATTGTTGTTCCATAATTTTAACCTAGTGTTTTTGTTATTTGTGTTGGAGAAACTTGTTCTCCTATTACGTTGTCTATATTTTCTTTTAAAGCTGCAATTTTATCGCTACCTAAAGCAGTTTCTACCCAACCTTGTACTGTAGAGGTATTAAGACTAGACCAATTTGTAAAACTAGATAAATCAGATGTGTCCAAACTTACTAACCCATAAACTGTATGTGTTATTGGATTTCCACCAGAATCGTTATTAGCATCATCTGTGCCTGTTAATCTCCAATGGACTCCATTAACTACATTAGATTTTCCACTTTTTGATGGGAAAACATCACATTCAGAAACATCCCAAGTATAATTTATTGCCATAATTTTATCCTTCTAAAGTTGTTATTCTAGCATCTAATTCTTGAACAGCTTTTATAAGATAAGGAGTAAGTTTTCCATAATCTACTGACCAAGGTGTAGTAAAACCTCGTTTATCTTTTTTATCACTTCCTACTGTTACTACATTTGGTATATGCTCATGTAATTCTTGAGCTATCAAACCAACATCATGTCTTGAATTAGTTTTCCAATCAAATTCTCTTACTTGAAGATTTTTTATAATATTTAGTTGACTAGAAGCATCTACAATATTTTCTTTTAAGTTTCTATCTGAACTTGTGTTATAAGCACAATTAGCACCAGTCATGGTTATAGAACCAATCGTGTCGTTTTGTCTTTGGAACTCCATTACTTTTGTGCCATCTCCAACATCTGCATCACCACTAAATTGAAATTGTGCTAAAGGTGCTGTAGAAGATGTGATTGTTCCTCCAGAATTATTAACATATAAACCTGACTCTCCAGAATTGAGTTGTAAAATACTGAGCGACCTATTACCTGTAGAGGTTGTGCCAATCGCCACCATGCCTGCCCCTTTTATCACCATTCTTTCGGATGGAGCAGAACTATTATCTGAACTGGTAAGAAACTGTAAGTCTCTACCGCTATTAAATTTATAATTTCCTTGTATTCTAGCATTTGATCCATTAGCACTTGGACCATTAAAACAAATACCGCCCATCACACCATTTGCTTGACTGATCGGTCCATTTCTACTAACTGAAAGAAACTGACCGCCATCATTAGTAGAAGTTCCAGCAGCAGCTGTTCCTATAAAGTGGGCTATAGTTTTGTTATCGTTTGCATTAGCATCCTCTACATGAAATCTATAACTAGGATCAAGTCCAACACCCAATCTATCGTTTTCTCCATCAACAACAATCATTTTTGAATTGTTATTACTTTCAACTCTGAAGTCTCTATCAGCACCACCTTCATTAACTACTGTATTGGTTGATGCTATTCTTAATCCTTCTGTGCCACCATTTACTTGAAAATAAAATCCTTCTGCACCGCTAGTTGTATTGTATTGAATAATGCCATCATCATTATCACCACTATGTCCAAAATTAATTGCTAGTACAGAAGAACTGCCACCTAAAAGACTTAACTCAGTATTGTCATCATCTTCAACAGTTAGAACTGTTCCAGCAGTAGCTGACGCTCCGCTTGATGCTTTTGTAAACGCTCCTCCAGTTGCCGTAACACTACTGTTGAACGTAGCAGAACCAGCAGCAGACATATCAAGAGTAAGTGCTGCTATATTAGAACCGCCATCATTACCATGTATTGCAAAATCGGCATCTGAAACTTTTGATCTTAAAGTAAAGTTGTTTGAACCCATATCAACCTGACCTATTTCAGTTCCAGCATGTGAAAACTTAACTTGTTCACCATCTGCATCAAGAACAATATCTCCAGCTACATCTAAAGTTAGATCACCAGAGGATAAATCTATTTCCGTTCCATCTATCGTTATGTTGTCTACTACAACACCAGCATTAGCAGTTACCACGCCAGTTACACCAAGAGTACCACCTATAGTTGCGTCATCTGTAACTGTCAGATCGTCTTGTACTTTTAGGTCTACTGTAGAAAGACTAGCAAAAGCATCAACTACCGCTGCTCCTGAACCAGCACCATCTAAGTAGACTGCTTT